TAACAGGAGTTTCTTCAACGTCCACTGTTGGAACTTTAAGTTTTGTAATTGATTGCACTTTAACGCCAACAGGAGTTTCTGCAACTTCTTCTGTAGGAGCAGTTACCGCTGAGGACGTAATATCACCAACAGGTCAGTCTGCAACTTCTTCTGTAGGATCAGTGGTCATAGAAACGGCTTATGATATAACTGGTCTTTCTGCGACTATTTCTTTAGGTAACACAGATGAAACCTCAAATCCTATAATAATACCAACTGGACAAGCAATGACGTCCAGCACAGGTTCTTTAGCACCTGCTGACGTTATGGGCTTGACGGGAGTGTCAGCAACGTTTAGTATAGGGTCACCAACAGTTATAACTAGTTTAGATTTAACTTTAACTGGACAATCGGCAACGTCAAATGTAGCTGGTTTTGGAACTGCTTCAGGCTTTGGAATTCAAGCTTATCAAAGTATTGACACAGGTTCTAATACGAGTTATACAGATGTTGCTTAAGCAAATTAGGAGATAAAATATGGCTTCAACATACACACCCTTGGGTATAGAACTTCAGGCAACCGGTGAAAACGCGGGAACGTGGGGAACAAAAACTAATACAAACTTACAAATTTTTGAACAAATCGTTGGTGGATTTACACAACAATCAATAGCAGGTGGTTCACAAACTACAACTTTATCTGTTTCTGACGGATCAACTGGTGCAGTTTTATCTCACAGAATGATTGAGTTCACAGGTACGATTACAGGAAATCAAATCGTAACTATTCCATTAGACGTACAAACTTTTTACTATTTAAGAAATTCAACATCAGGCGCATACACAGTACAGTTTAAATATGTATCAGGATCTGGTGATTCGTTTACTTTTTCCGCGACAAATAAAGGTGATGCCGTTGTTTTTGCTACTGCGAGTGATGGAACAAATCCTAACATTCTTACATTACCAGCTGGTGATGTAACTACTGGTGGAACACAAACTTTAACAAACAAAACGTTAACGTCTCCTATAATTGGAACTTCTATTTTAGATACAAATAGTAACGAAGTAGCTAAAATTACAGCTACGAGTTCAGCAGTTAATGAAGTTACTTTTGTAAACGCTGCCACAGGAAACAACCCATCAATTGATGCTTCAGGTGGTGATACAAACATAGGTCTTGCGTTAAAAACAAAAGGCACTGGAGTAATTCAAGCAGAAGATTCAGGTGGAAACGTATCTGCAGTAAAAATAGCAGGTAAAGAATCTATTTGGGTTCCTGCAGTAGCTATGTACCCTAACACTACAAATGGTGCAGAAGCTGGCCAAGTTGAATTATCAAATGGCCCTGAAATTAAAACTTTAGATTTTGACAAGGACTCTGATGAAAATGCTCAGTTCGCTGTTGCTTTTCCAAAATCTTGGAACGAAGGCACAGTAACTTTTCAAGCATTCTTTACAGCAGACTCAACAAATACAGGAACTGTATCTTGGGACTTAGCCGGAGTTGCAATCGCAGATAATGATTCTTGTAATACTGCTTTTGGAACAGCAGTTGCACCGACAGCAAAAGCACACAGTGGTACAGCAAATGATTTAGACGTTACAGCAGAAAGTGGAGCAGTTACTATAGCTGGATCACCTAGTACAGATGAACAGGTATTCTTTCAGGTAACAAGAGACGTATCAGACGACTCTTTAACTGCAGATGCCAAACTATTAGGAATCAAGTTATTCTTCACTACAGACGCTGCTAACGATCTATAAGGAGAATAAAATATGTTTGGATATACAATTCTAGGTTTCGGATCTGGAGGTGAAAAGAAAGAATACTCAATGCAATTCTACGTAGTTGCTGGAGGCGGCGGAGCAAACGCAGCTCGAGGCGGAGGCGCGGGAGGCGGAGGTTCACGAGCTTCAACTCAAAGTCTTTTCACTGGAGATACTCTCAACATAACTGTAGGCGCGGGAGGAACTGGTCAACCTGGTTTCCCAGGACCGAGTGCAAACAAAGGTTCACCTTCTTCAATAGGAGGCGGAACTGTCCCAGCTGATTTCGTAACAATAACATCTACTGGCGGAGGTCAATCACAAGCACAAGGTGGTGCAGCCGGTGGAGCAGCTTTCCCAACTAATAACCAAATTGCTGGAAACGAAGGTGGCTTCTCACCTCCTGAAGGAGGAGATGGAGGAGCAGGTGGACCACCACCAAACCCGGGATCGTCCGGGGGCGGCGGAGGCGGCGGCGCTGATGCAAATGACGGAGCCAACGCAGGTGTTCGACAAGGTGGTAATGGAGGAGCAGGAACTGCAACTTCTTTATCAGGATCACCAGTTGCTTACGCTGGAGGCGGCGGAGGAACAACTCAATTTAGTGGATCAAATGGATCAGGCGGCTCTGGAGGCGGCGGCTCAGGTGGAGCACCAGGGCAAGCTGGAACGGCAAATAAAGGCGGCGGAGGCGGCGCTGGATTTGACCCAGGATCACCTCCTTATCCAGGTGGCGGAGCAGGCGGATCAGGTGTTGTTATTGTAAGAGCACCAGCAGATTCTTTCCCTGTAATTAGTGTGACTGGCGGATCAAATACAAAAGGTCAAACTCCTGCACCAGATGGAGCTGCTACATTATTAACATTTAATGAGACAGGAACTATAGTAGTAGGATAATTTATGGCACACTTTGCAATATTAGATGATGACAATATAGTTACAAGAGTTGTAGTAATTGGTAACGCTGTAGAAACAGCTGATGGTCCTTTAGGTGACAACGACAAACATGTTGATGGTGAAACATATTGTAGAATGTTAATGGGTCCAGGTAAATACAAACAAACTTCTTACAATAATAATTTTAGAGGCAGATACGCAGGAATAGGTTTTAAATACGATGAAGCTAAAGATGAATTTATATCACCACAGCCATTTGCTTCATGGACACTAGATTCTAATAATGAATGGCAACCTCCAGTAGCGACGCCATCAAGACAATATACTGATGAAGAAGGAAATACAGCGTACTATTCAGTGCCTGAATGGCAAGAGGATAATCAAAGATGGGTAGCTCATGTTACTAATGAGGATGCTGAACCTACTGAATATTTTTGGAATACTTCTACTTCTGCTTGGGAAGCTCTTTAATATTTTTTAAAAAGTATTAATATTAGAAAGAAATTATGAATGTAAAATATAACTATTGGTTTTTCCAATCTGCTCTAACAAAAGAGTTTTGTAATAATATTGTTGCTAGACACAAAAGTTCTAAAGATAAAATACAAGGTAAAATAGGTTCAATCAAAAACTATAACGTAAAAAATATTAAAAATTTAAAAAAGACAAGAAACTCAAAAGTTGTTTTTTTAGAAGATAAAGAAATTTTCGCTGCTTTACAACCTTACGTATTTACTGCTAATAGAAACGCAGGTTGGAATGTGCAGTGGGATGCTAGTGAAAATGTTCAATTTACTGAATACAGAAAAAACAATCACTACACTTGGCATCAAGATTCATGTGTTGAACCTTATCAAGATGTTACTAATCCTTTTAAATTTGGTAAAATTAGAAAATTATCTATGACATGTTCTCTAACCGACCCATCCAAATACAAGGGGGGTGAGTTAGAGTTTTGGCTTCCAAACCCTACAATGAAATCTGGTGGCCAAGTCATAACTTGTAAAGAAATATTACCACAAGGATCTATAGTTGTTTTTCCTTCTTTTATGTGGCATAGAGTTAAACCTGTAACGAAAGGAGTAAGACATTCTTTAGTTATGTGGAATCTAGGTAAACCCTATGTTTAAAAATTATAAAGTTATAAAGAAAGCAATTAGTAAAGATATGGCAGATTTAGCTGTTACGTGTGCTCACACAGCACAAGAAAAATTTGATTGGATGTCTAGAAACAATCTTATACCTCCTAAGAATACAAATTTTGGTTCTTGGGGAGATTCACAAATTAATAATGAAAAAGTTTTTTGTTATTATGGTATGGAGTTCTTTGATAGTTTATTGTTACATTTACAACATAAAGTTGAAAAGGTTATTGGTTATCCACTAAAACCTATGTACTCATACTTTAGAGCTTATGTGAAAGGAGCAGAATTAACTCCTCATACAGATAGACCAGAATGTGCTTTATCTACAACTTTAAATTTAGGTGGTGACCCATGGCCTATATATTTAAAAGTAAAAGATAAAACTGTTAAGGTTGACTTAAAGCCAGGAGACATGTTAATTTATGAAGGATGTAATTTAGAACATTGGAGAAAGACTTTTAAAAAAAATAAATGTTATCAAGTTTTTTTACATTACAACGATGTGCAAACAAGTGTGGTTAAATTTGATGGAAGACCTGTTTTGGGAATAGCTAAACATAAAAATTTATGAAGGAAGAAATAATAGTAAACGACTTATTTAGATTTTCTTACGGAACTATTAAACTAAATGAAGATCTTAAAAAAATGAATAAAATGGCTGAACTAATTAAAAAAACAAATCGATCTGTTATTTTATCAAACAGAGGAGGTTATCAAAGTCCAAATATAGAAGTAGACAAAGTTCCAGGATTTAAAGATTTTGCAATTAAAGTTTTAAGATTAGCAGGAAAATACTCAAGCATATTTACTTTAAATAGACCAATTAAATTTCTTAATGCTTGGCTTAATATAAACCCACACTTAACTTCCAACGCTCGTCACAAACATCCCTACACGATTGTCAGCGCTGTTTACTACATTAATGTTCCAAAGAATGGTGGTCAGATTATGTTTTCGAGTCCTTTGGATAATTTACATGGATATCTACATGAGGAGGATATTAATACTTTTAACACTTTTAACTCTTCAGCTAGAACTATAGACCCTATTAATAATCAACTTATCTTTTTTCCAGGTTGGTTGGCACACGAGGTTACACCAAATATGTCAAAACAAAAAAGGATTTCAATAGCATTTAATTTCGGATGAGCACAGATAAAAATAAAACAAGTTTAAATTTACTCTTTCCTACTATTGTAGGTGTGGCTGATTGTAGTTTTCATAAAACTATCGAGAAACCTTTGGTTAAACATTGTCTTCAATTAAAAAAGAAAAACACTAAAGGAGGCAATAATTGGATTTCAAATTCTACTTACAACACTAGCTTAACTCACGATATCTTTAGAGATCCAAAATTTAGAAAATTAAATATTTGGGTTGCAGATCAAGTAAATCAATTTGTTGCTCAATGTAAATATGCAGGTGTATTTGCACCATCAACAGCATGGATAAATATATATAAAAAATATGATTATCAAGAATATCATACTCACCCTGATCATTGTCTTTCTGCTATTTATTTTTTACAATCAAAAGCAGGTGAGAATGCAAAGACATGGTTTGAGTCACCTATTGCTTTAGAAGCGCATGATCCTAGAACAGATCAAGCTCACCCAATCACTTGGAGTCGAGCAGGTTATGAACCTGTTGCAGGTCGTTTATTATTATTTAGATCTAATACAAGACATTGTGTAGAGAGAGAAAATCATTCTCAAAGAATAAGTTTAGCTTACAATTTTGATCTTAGGAGTGATGTATAATGTTTTCAGGACCTAGCACTAAATGGCCTATTGATGTATTAAGAGATGAGGCAATTAAAGAAGCAGTAGAATATATAAAAAGTATTAAAGGTGACAAACCTGTGGTAACAGACTCGGGTTGGTGGAAGCAAGCAGCGGATGCCATAGAAACAAATGGACTTCATTTAGAGTTTGGTGTGTTTGAAGGAGAGTCTCTTAATTTTTTTACAGGTTATAAAAAAGATATAACATGGTATGGATTTGATAGTTTTGAAGGATTACAAGAAACTTGGCCAGGTGGTATCGTAGCAAAAAAATTTTTTAATTTAGATGGGCAAACACCACAATTAGATGTTAACGCAAAACTTGTAACAGGTTGGTTTAAAGACACTGTCCCTAAATTCTTTAAAAAAAGATCTGATGAAAAAATAGCTTTCATGCATATTGATTGTGATACATATGAATCTACAAATGATATTTTAAATAATATACCTATTAAACATTTTCAAAAAGGCACTATTATATTATTAGATGATTACATCAGTTACTATGGTTGGAAAGATAATGTGTTTAAATCTTTTCAAGAGTGGGTAAAGAAAAATAATATTAAATACACATATCAAGTCTTTGGAAAGAAATCAGCTCAAGTCATACTCTCATGAGTAAGATAAGAGATCGCTTTGCTAAATATCTAACAGCGATAGAATATCCAAAACAAAAGTCGTCTTGGAATATTGCAGGCATGATAAAAGGACAAAATGCTTTTTATAGATTTGATGTAAGAGATATGTTTGAACTAGAAGGAGAGCTTGCACAAAGCGGACGTTTAGACTCTAGAGCTAACAAAATGGTTTTAGAAGCTACAGATAGATGGCTTATCCTAGATCTTGAAGAACTTCATGAATACATACGTAGAGAAAACAAAACTAAAGTATATATAAACGATTTGATCTCTGATTTAGAATGGACTATATTTTTACAAAAATGAAAGAAGAAGAATTTAAATTAGATAGTTTTATAGGGGGTTGGTATATACCTGAAGAAGTCTGCACTAACTTAATAGAGTTTTTTAACAATAAAAAAAATAGACAATTTAAAGGTGTCACTGCAAAAGATGTGGTTGACGAAAGCTGGAAAAGAAGCACCGACGTTTCATTAAACTCATACGATAGTATTTTAGATGACTATTATATTTATTTGAATAAATGCTTAAAACTATATTTAAAAAAATATCCCGAAGCTAACTCCTTATTATCCAGATACGAT